GAGATAGGACCTAACGCTGTTTCAACAGGCACAGGGTTTACTGCTGCTGGTCCTGTTGGTGTTTGAAACCTTGGGTCATTTGAATATGCAGTGCTTTCGTTAGCACGATTTTGTACTTCCATTGCAGCTACGTTTGTAGCAATGTTGTCTTCATATTCTTTTTTCTTTTGTTCATCTGTTTTAAATAAATTAAATGGGATTACTGAACTAAAATCTCCTAAAATTGACATAATAATATCTCCTTAATTAATCAAACATACTGGCTAATGCTACTGCTGCTGCTACATATGGTGCAAAAGGTGTTGCTGCTGTTGCTGCTGCTCCTGTTGCTCCACCTGACAAAGCACCATATGTACCTGCTGCCATTAATCCTGCACCTGCTGCTCTTTGTCCAAAGCTAGGCTCTCCACCTTGAGCTGAAGTAGTGCTACCACCTGGCAGTATATTACTTCCTGCAAGGTTAGAGTATCTGCTTAGTGCTTCGTCAGGGGCTTGTTGTGCAAATTCAAATCTTGCTCTTGCTTCATCAATCGCTTGTTGTTGTCTTTGTTGCTCAGCCGTACCTAACGCACCCAACTGCATAGCTGGTGCTGTGATAGCTTGTTGTGATTGTGGAGCTATCGTTAAGGCTTTTAACTGATTAGCTTGTGCATCTCTATAAGCATCACTATACATCGTTGAAGTTATATCACCTGCTTTTTGCAAGTAATCTCCTATAACCCCTTGTTCTAATATTGCTTGTCGTGTGCCACCTAATTGTCCTGCACCTGTTGCATCTCTTCTTGCTTGTTGTAATAAACCTTGTGCTTGAGAATAAACTGGACGCAATGCTGCTTGAGCAGCTCCTGCTAAGTATGGATTACTGGCTAGATTTTGTGGGGACATTAAGCTGTAGTTTTGAGCTGCTGCTATATTGTCAGCCAGTGCTTGTTGTGGGACAAGATTGGCTCTGAGTTGTTGTTCAGCAACCTCCATGTCCTCGGTTAACCCTGCATAAGTTTGACCAGGGAAAAACTGTTGTGCTCCTTGGTTATATCTAGCCTGAGCTTGTTGATATATGTCTTCTATATACGGAGCTTGTTGTGGCGAAGGTAACGCCATAGTGGTTTGTGTACCACCTCCACTTCCTTTACCCATAATATTTACCTCTAGTGTTTAACATTTAATTCTTTTCCTAAAACTGTGTAAGTATTTTCATACCCAAACTTCTCTAATTTTTTTGCAAAACCTTTTCGACAACATGTCTCTATAGCTTCGCACCCATTTTCTAACGCCCAAGTCTCTAAAGTATTCAACCAATCCTCAACCCACTCATCTAGGTCTTTGCCACCTAACGTAACTATACGACAGGTAGTTCTTCTTGGGTATTGGATTATTTCTGTAGTTAATACAGAAACTATTTCTTTGTCATCGTTGCTTAGAATCCATAACTGCATTTCTTGATTCTTAATCTTGTGATAAATGTCGTGTGTATTTTGTTCTTCTTTACCTCTTGAATTACCCATTGATATATAGGGTTCACAGTCATCCCATACATGAGGTAACAATTCAGGCAAGACTCCTGATATATATATCATCCGAGTTTCACCCAGCTACCAGCAGCGTTTCTAAAGTATACGCCTTCTCCACTGCCTGGGTTAAAGTTTGAGCCATCTGCATACACAATGTCTCCTTGTTTAATTCTTGCTGGAGCTACGTTTTTAACCTCTACAAATGTGGTAGGGTTTTCTTGTAATGCTCCTTGTAATTTTGTAAGTTCTTGAAAGATGTATTGTGGTAAATCTTCAGGGTTGCTCGGTACTGGGTTAGGTACATACTTAGGTGCTTCAGACATTATCTACCTCCTAATACTTCATATTCTATATCATATCCGTTTAATTCAAAAGTTGTAGCTGTTGTGTTTTGAAACTTAATAGCTATGTATTTACCTGTGGCTCTAGCATCTACTTTGTTTTGAGAGTTTGGGTTAATGCTTTGTTGTGTTTTATAAGTATAAGTTCCGTTAGGACTCATTGAGCTGCCTACAAATATTTCAGCACTTCCTGTTCCTGCAAACCTTGGTGTAACCTTTCTGACTTGTACTACTGTGTTTGGATTGTTATCAAGGACTAAACCTTTTCTTTCTAACATCATAGTAAAATTTCTTCCTGCAAAATCAAACCCTTGGTCTGCTCTATACAATCTAGTATCGCTTGTACCTGCCATTAACATGCTGGTCTCTGTAGGATTATAAGACCTTTCTCCCCATGATTCAGTCGTGCTGTAAGCGTCCCAGCTTTGTGATTGACCTGACCATAAAATGCTAGTGCTTCCGTCTGAGGTAGGACTAACTACTCCAAGCCCTATCCCAAGTATTCCTGGTAAATCTCTGAAGCTGAACGCAGAAGTATTATAGTTATAAATCAATGCTTTATTGCAGAATGTTGAACCGACTGTTGGGTATGAAACCCATATCTCTCCCTTCTGTATGTTGTGAGCTACAAAAGTATTGGCATAATTTGTGCTGTCTATTTCATCAAACAATGTTCTTTTGATTACATCACTAGCTATAGATTTTTTAGACACACCATCGTGTACTATAATGTCTCCATTAGTTACCACAAAATGTCTTCCGTTAAATTCACAAGCACAGTTCTTAGATAAAATACCTGTGTCATCAAATAATTTTTGGAAACTAAAAACTAAGTTACCTCCAATATAATTCATTATCCATGTAGTCTTTTCTTTATATATAACAAAAGATTGTTTAAGTGCAAATCCATCTACAATAAAATCTCCATTGTCTCCGATAGTTGTAGCACCTGCGTCATTCGTAGCCCCTGCTGTCCATGTGCTAGGCAATGCGTTATTCTCTGCTGCATCTCCCCATCTAACTTTGTTTGGAAAATTCACAGAAGACTCTGTTAAGTTTAATGATATTAAATAATTACCATAAGGGCGTATTGCTTTGCATACTGTGTTAGCTGCCCAATTAGTTAAATCACTAAAGTTATTCGAGCCTGTGTTAGCTAAACATTGGGGGTCATCTACTCCGTTATTGAAAATAGGTAGACCGTTAAATATTGATACATCCCAATTACCTTGAGCTGTTAAGTTTGTAGAGTAATCTCCACCTGATGTTCTAGTAAAATCAGTATGTGTTGAGCCATCTGTTCTGTATATCTTTGCAGTCCCTGCATAAAACCAATAGTTGTTTTGTCCTGTTGCCCAGTTTAATACTTGATAAGGTGCTACTGTAGGATTCGCTACTGGAAAAGGATTGTCATGACCTGATATTTTTTTAGCTGCACCGTCTTCAAATCTTGCGTTCTCTGTATGAGAAAAAAACTCAGGAGGTAAGGTTGTAGGGTTTGAATCTTTAACCATTCCTTTAGGAGTATTTGATTGAAATATAGGCATTACGCAGTTCTTCTCCACATATATGCAACGATGTATGGTTGAACAATAGTATGTGCTGAACCACTACCTGTAGCTGCTGTAGTAAAAGTTTCACCACTAGATGTGCTGTCAGGAAATAAAGCGTGGTCATTAGAACTTCCACCATTTTCTGATGAAGGAATACTTACTGTATGTGTATGTGATGGTAATTCAGCAGTTGTTAAAGTATGTGTTTTAGAACCACCAGTTTCTTGTAGTGCATCAAAATCACTATCACTGGCATCATACCCTACAATTACTTTACCTGTTCCAAAAGATACCCATGTTCCAAATCCTAATAAAGTTCCAGGATTAGTTGTAACAGCAGCATTAATATAAATAGAACCTACTGGATATACAGCTTGTAAAGTTGTTGCTGTGTTAGAGCCTATAGTTAAAGTACCTGATATAGTTAAGTTTCTAATACCTGTTGAGTCTTTACTAGCATCGACTGTTACTGCTTTAGATGCTTGTGCTGTGCCAAGTGTTGTAATGTCTACATAGTTCAGCTCAGTAGTATTTGCTGTAACACCATCTAATAAATTTAATTCTGTATGAGTTGAAGTAACTGCTCCAGTAATACTTGGAAAGGTTGCTTTGACTGTAGATTTTACCAATCTTATATGGTCATCACCTTCGTTAACTGGGTCTCCAGCTACTGGGTTTGAGCTATTTAAGTCTGATATATATGTTCCTGTTTCTAATCCCATTTAATTTTCTCCTATGTAGCTAGTGCTATTGTTCCGTTAGTTCCGACCATTGGCATCTCAGCAAAAGCCATGTAGGTATATTTGTTATTTAATCCATTTACCATAGCGTCTGTTGTTGCGAGTCTAAATCCATTGCTTTCAAATTGTAGTTTATAACTAGTTGCTCGATATGCACTATCCCAACCCATCAGTCTTTCTCTTCTTCCACCTAATCCATAACCTGTTAATCCTGATGCTAGAGATATCCAACGGTCTGTAGTATCCCAACCTTTTAGCATTATCCATTTAGGTCTAAAGCCACAATACACTTTAGTTCCTTGAACATTACCTGTGCCTGTGTAGAATCCAAACTTAGAAAACCCTTGCACTTCTGCAAAACAATATGCTACACAAGGTGCTCCACTAGTATTGTGATGTGATTTATTTCCTATAGTCCAAATTGTACTAGTAGGTTTTGTATCATTCCAACCACCAGTATCATCTTGATTAGGACCTGAAGCAGCAAACTGTATTAAATCTGTTTCAGTATCAGAATATATCGTTGTGCCACCATTAAAGATATCTCCTTTATCTGCTAGTGTTGTGCATTTTCCTAGTATATATTTTGGAACAGCTCCTAGTCCATGTCCAATCGTGCCATTAGCACCTGTGCCTGTATAT